CGAGCCAATTGGCCCGGCCTACACCACCTCGGGATTTAAAGGACGAGTCGCACGATGGAGAGAGAAAACTTCCAAAATGCGCGACCCTGGCTGGTACACGGGGTGATCAAAGGGACCGACCCGTTGGCGAAGGAGCAATCCTTCGTCGATTGGCTGGACCTCGAGATCATGTGTCTTGCGCGTAAGCGCGGTTCAAAGACACCGTCCCCCTCTGAGCGAGTCCGGCAGGATCTCCAGCGTCAAGTTCTTAACAAATACGCTGAAGAGTGTGCATCCAAGGCTGATCAGGCTAAGGCTGCACTTGAGGTTCTGTTGGGCGAGGTCATTGGGTTACCTACGCTTCCAGTGGAGGTTTGGGAAGAGTTCGTTAACCGAATCTCTTTCCTCTACTGGTACGGTCAAGCGGAGGATTGGTTGAAGTTCCATCTCAACTCTCTCTTCTGTTTGGCCACGAATCAGGAGCTGCCAGCACGACCTGAACTATCGTGCTGGGGTCCTACCCATCTTCCCGGAGTCTTCCTCTCGGGCGCTGGTTATCGCCAATTGAGGCGAGTAACTCGGATGAGACTTGATAGCAAGCTGGCTTCCCTGTTGCTTGCTAAGAAAGGCATGCCCTCGATGCAGAGCTGGAAAATAATGAAATCTCTCCAGAAGCATCGAGTTGCTTTGACCACCCATGCGCCCAAGACGTTGCAGAACTTGGAGGACCTGGCGGAGCAGGTTAAAAGGACCGTCGATGAAATCTTCCCCCCCTCTCGGGGTCGGGACTTCAAAGGCGTTTCGAAGGACCTGCCCTTCCGGATCCCCAGTTGCTCGGGTCACATCTCAACCTCGCGCCTTGAGCTTGGCGCGTTTAAGATCATTCAGGAAGAGATGGGGACAGTGCTCTCCAGCCTGGAGGAGTATGAGTTGCTCGGCTTGTCTGAGCTCCTCGACGACGGTTATACAGTCGACCACGATCGGCCGACACCGTCTGTTGTACTCCCCTGGGCAGAGTTGCCTGGAGATGTCTATGGTTGGACCTGTGCGGGAGAAGATCTCGCGCACGTTCTTGATTCGCTCCTTCCAACACCCCTGGAAAAGACCCAGAGGATCGCTCAGAGATTGATAGGTCTCTTGTGGTCAGACCCAATGATCGAGTTGGGGCCACACACTGCTCGAGCAGTGGCGATCCCTGAGCCTTTGAAGGTCCGAGTTGTTACTGGAGGTCCCGAGAAATCGTACTACCTTGCATCCTTCATTCAGAAGTTGGTTCATGGGTTGCTTCGGAAGCACCCTAACTTCGAATTGATAGGACGTCCTCTCCGTGAGGAGGACTTGATCTACGTTTTCAAGGGTCTTCACCCTGACTATGTTCTTGTCAGTGGTGATTATCAGGCTGCTACTGATGGTCTAGAGCCTGTCCTTTCAGAAACATGTGCTGCTCGGATCGGGAGGAACCTGGGACTGGGTCCTAGGGCCCGTGAGCTGTTCCGTTCTACGTTGGTTAACCATGTTCTCACCTATGACTCTCGACCGGTTCGACCGGGAGAGGAAAGGGAGTGGCATCAACAGACGATGGGGCAGTTGATGGGCTCGCCCACCAGTTTCCCGGTTCTCTGCATTGTGAATGCTGCGGCCACGCGATATGCTCTGGAAATTGCGTCTGGCCGTGGGCTCACTCTTGAGGAGACCCATATGTTAATCAATGGAGATGATATCCTTTTTCCCTGCAGGCCGGAGGCCCTTCCCGTTTGGGAGGAGCAGACGGCTCGTTGTGGACTCGTCAAATCTGTCGGAAAGAACTTTGTTTCGGACAAGTTCTGTACGATCAATTCTGATCTTTGGATTGTTGACGAGGGAAAAGATGAGTTTGGAGAAGTCCAGCGGACTCCGTTACATTGTCCGGCTGTGAATCTAGGCTTGCTCTTGGGTACGAACGTTAAGAAGGGACATGGACTTTCTGCCCTTGCTCCGACTGAAACGTTCCGTTTCCAAGACATCTCTCAGATGGCTAGCGACTTGGTCAAAGGTCACGACCGAGTCACTCAAGAGCGACTCATGAGTCGGTTTATCCACTCGTGGGCTTCATCTCTCAAGGCAGTTCCTCCAGGGGTCTCCTGGTTTGTTCCGAAGGCGCTCGGCGGTTTGGGTCTTCCTTGGACCCGTGAGGGAGCTCCAGATCTCTCACCTCAGCAGCTGAAGCTTGCCACCTACATGGCTAGCGGATGCTCTGTTGAAGAACATGTTCGCCGCAAAGCGCTTCTCCAGGAGAAGTTGGGTACCATCTCTCTATGGGAAAAGGCGGGAGCCATCCTACGGAGGGGGATGCGTGAGTGTGGTTTGGGGTCTATATCCTTTGGTGATCAGCCAGAGGATCCCGAATCCGATTGGTTAGGCCCAATGGCCTGTAGTCTCTTCCTTTCGGGGGAGAGGCCTCAGGACATTGAACTGGATCGTGCAAAGTTGTTGTGGAGGAATTGGGATCGCCTCTGGAGAAGAGGTCAGGCCCATTCCATGGACTCACTTTGCTGGGACGTTATCCGGTCTTTCCATGGGAAGGAGGTGAAGATTGCTCTACCACCCCCCCCTCACGCATGGAGAATACGCGTGGACGCCCTTAGCCAAAGGAGCGGCTTGCTCGTCTACTGACGGGAAGTCCGCAGCTCCGACAGCTTGTGAGAGTTTCTGATTTATTGGTCAGGGGAGGTTGCGGGTGCTTCGGCACCGGCTCGCTCCGCCTACTTAATTGGCCTTCGCGACTGCATCTAGTGAACGTGCAGGATCAAGGACAGCC